TGGATCAATCAATACAACATCCACATTCTTCTCTGTAACTGGTATTTCATCTCTGCTTGTTGGTGATCTTTTGAAGATTGATGATGAATATATTGAAGTTGTTTCTGTTGGTCTTGGTACAACATCTATTGGTCCTATAACAGAAACTGGTTCATTTAATGTTGTTGAGGGTACTAGAGGTGCTGTAGGAAGTGTAGCTTCAACACACACTGATGGAACCACCGCCAATGTGTATTCTGGATCTTTCAATATTGTCAATAATAAAGTATATTTCACAGAAGCACCTAGAGGAAATAGTACAGATAGTGTAGATGACAGCAATTTACCCACACCAAGATCAAGTTTTGGTGGTAGAGTTTATTTGAGAAATGATTACACTACTAACAAAATTTATGATAATATCTCCAAAGAATTTACAGGAATTGGAGCCACTTATACAGTAACTGTTGGTGGTGCAAATACCACTGGTATTGAGACTGGTAGTGGATTAGTCTTAATTAATGATATATTCCAAACACCATCAACACAAAATAATGCTGGTAATAATTATGAATACGCTGAGAGTGTTGGTATAACAAGCATAATATTTACAGGTATAACAACTGTACCTGGTGCTGACTTATTCATATCTGATTATGATGTCAATCAAAATCAGTTACCAAGAGGTGGTGTTATTGTCTCTCTCGGTTCAACACCAGGTCTTGGATACGCACCATTAGTTGGAGCTTCTGTAACTGCTGTTGTCGGTGCTGGTGGATCTATTGTATCTGTTGGTCTTGGAACAACAGATTATCATGGTTCTGGATATAATGGAATAGTTTCTATTGGTATCAGCGTCTTCGAAGAAAATCATGATGGTGATACCGCATCTATTACTGCTATTGTTGGTGCTGGTGGCACACTCGCATTTGCAGTGGGTGCTGGTGGTACAGGATATACAAATCCACAAATATTTGTTTCTGAACCATCATATGAAAATCTTCAAGTAACTGGTGTTTCTAGAAGAGGAATAGGTGCTACAACTGATACTGGTACTGGATTACTGATATCAGTAGATACTGGTTATGCATCAACAACTGGTATTGGTTCAACACTGTTCTCAATATCTTCCTTCAAGATTACTAGACCAGGTTATGGATTTAAAGTTGGGGACGTATTTACTCCTGTAGGATTAGTAACAGATGTAAATCTACCTTCTATATCAGAACAATTCCAACTGACAGTTCTTGATACATTCTCAGATTCATTTGCATCTTGGCAATTTGGTGAATTAGACTACATAGATTCAATATCAAGTCTCCAAAATGGTTCTAGAACTAGATTCCCACTCAATTATAATGGCAGTCTTCTGAGTTTTGAAACATCAAATCCTGACATTGACTTAAATTATCTTCTCTTAGTATTCATAAATGGCATTCTTCAAGAACCTGGTGAAGCATATTCATTTAATGGAGGCACTTCAGTAATCTTTACTGAACCACCATCAGCGGTTGATCCAGTTACTGGTGATGGAGATAAAATTTCTATATTCTTCTATAGAGGAACTAGAAATACTGATAGTATACAAGTAGGGAACGATGTTGTAAAAGAAACTATCAAACCTGGTGATATCGTACTTGTTAAAGAAACCGAAAGTAATCCTTCAACTGTCACCCAAGAAGAAAGAACAGTATTTAATTTTACAGAGTCCTCTATAATAGAAACAAACATTTATAGTGGTTCTGGTATTGATGAAGTCAATTTCAAACCTATTGACTGGACAAAACAAAAAGTCGATGCTGTTATTGCAGGAGAAGTTGTTTCCAAATCTAGAGATTCTATTGAGTCACAAGTTTATCCAACAGCAAGAATTATTGGAGATTTAACAACCACTGATACTGAGATATTTGTAGATGATGCACAATTCTTCAATTATGAAGAAAATGAGTCTTCAATTATAATCAGTTCAGTTAATGGTCTTATAGTTACTGGAAGTGATCCTGTTGCTGCGGCAATCACTGCTGTTGTCTCAGTTGCTGGTACAATTTCTTCACTGACTATAAACGATGGTGGTTCTGGATATTCTGGTTCATCAGTTTCAATATCTATCGCAGCACCATCAACAATTGGTGTCGGTATTGGTACAACTGCTACCGCCACAGCAACAGTTACTGGTGGAAGCATCACTTCAGCAACGGTAGTTAATGCTGGATTTGGTTATACCAGAACACAACCACCACAAGTTCTCACTCCAACTACAAATGTCTCTTATGAGAATGTTGTTGAAATAGATGCTGTAATTGGTTCATCTGGTATTGTTACTGGAATTACTACTACAACTGGTTCCGGAACTCCACTTGCAATTAAGTTCTTCTTGAATTCTTCAGATGCATCTCCATGGACAGGTTTAGTTTCTGGATATCCAATTTACATATTTGATACTGGAGTTGGTTCTGGTGTAACATCAATTGATGATAGTAATTCTGCTGTTGTTGGAATCGGAACAAGCTTCTCAGATAATATTTACAAGATTCAATCAATCAGTTCTTCATCACAAAACGCTGAGATAGTTGTCAACGTTGATTCTGGAACAAATACTGTTGGATTAGTAACTACTGGGTCTACAACAAATCCAGTCGGTAGATTCTCATGGGGTAGATTATCTGGATTTACCAGAGCATCTGCACCAATTTCTATAGGTGTTACTGGTCTTACAATTGATTCTGGATTGTCCACATTCCCAACAATTCAAAGAAGGGGATATGGACTGAGACAAACTGGTGGTCTTAGAAAAGATCTGGGATAGTTATAAATATAGAAAAAAGCTATTAAGATGGCGGCAATTGTAACAGATCAGTTTAGAATATTAAACGCTGAAAATTTTATAAATTCGATAGAAGATACTTCTAATTCATATTATGTTTTTGTAGGATTATCTAATCCAAAATCCCCTGATGATTCTTTTAGAAAACCTGATTGGGATACTGATACACCAAGTCCAACCGACAATTTTGAGTATAGCAACTTTGTCGGTAACGTTATGATGTATGGTAAACGTGTTACCTCTACTAATGCTAGAAGAGTTGTTAGAAGAATTGATTGGGAAAGAGGAAAGAAATATGAAATGTACCGTCATGATTATAGCGTCGATAACCCTTCACCAGTAAATTCCTCTGTGAGATTATATGACTCAAATTATTATGTAATGAATAGCGAATATAAAGTTTATATTTGTATTGATAATGGTTCATCAGGTATTCTTACAACAGGTAAAGATTCTTTAGATGAACCAACTTTTACAGACTTGGAACCATCAAAAGCAGGAACAAGCAATGATGGGTACATCTGGAAGTATTTGTTTACAGTTGCTCCAAGTGATATCATAAAATTCGATTCTACCGAATATATTGCTTTGCCAAATAATTGGTCAACGTCATCTAATGCTCAGATAAAAGCAGTAAGAGATAATGCAAATTCTGATGTTAATTTGAATCAGATTAAAAAAGTTTATATTGAAAGTAGAGGTTCTGGATATTCTACGGGAGAACACACACTAAACATCGTTGGTGATGGAACTGGTGGAAAGGTTATAGTTAGTGTTGATGTTAACAATAGAATTACTAATACAACAGTAACTTCTGGTGGAAGTGGTTATACATTTGCTATGGTAGATTTAAGTCCTATCTCTGCTAGTGTAGTTGCTACTGCAAATAGAGCAAACTTAATCCCAATCATTCCACCATCAAAGGGTCATGGTTATGACATCTACAGAGAACTGGGAGCAGATAAGGTTTTAGTTTATTCAAGATTTGATGATTCTACAAGAGATTTTCCAGTAAGCACAAATCTTTCTCAGATTGGTATTGTAAAAAATCCAACTTCATACGGTTCGACTTCTGTACATACATCAAATAATTTTTCATCTTTAGGATCGATTAAATTTGATTCCACAATAACTGATACCCTTTCAGTTGGAGATGTTATTAGTCAAAGTGTTTTTGCTGGCACAGGAAACATAATAGGACAAGCAAAAGCATATGTTGCATCATGGGATAATGAAACGAAAGTAGCAAAGTACTTCCAAGATAGTTCTTTGTATCTCAATCCATCTACATATGATACGGTTGACTATACTGGTGTTTCAACTTCAGGAAAAGCATATGCTTTTGAGTCAACAACAGAAAAAGTAGAAAAATCTGGATTTAGTCATTCTGTCAGTATCGCATTTACTGGAAGCACTACTACAGTAAACAACAAAGTTATTTCCTTGGGGTCTCAATTTACAAGTGGTCTTTCATCACCTGAGATAAATAAAGGGTCGGGGGATATAATTTATCTTGATAACCGCCCAGAGATTTCAAGAA